ACACGACGCTCTTCCGATCTTCGATGCCCCGGAGCCGCCGCAAATCCATGTGTGGCAATTAGAGGGATTTTTGTTTGAAACGATTACGCGTCATCGGTACGTTGGCCGCCTGACCCCACGATACGGGGTCACATGCGGGGTGGAGAAGGAGTATCTCGCTTGGCCCATAACCAAGAGATCGCTGGTGCGAGTCCAGCCTCCGCAACAAGTACGTCGTGAGACGGGTATTATTCATTGTTAAAGGTTCTTAACTTTTTAGGTTTCCCTCGAAAGAGGGGTTTGGAGAAGGTGTACACGGTGTACGGGAAAAACAAATCAGATTTCGGCGTCCCCAAAGTAGGTTCGACTCCAAGCTACACCCCAAACAACTTACAACTATGGCAGAAGAGTTTAAATTCGCCACCCGAGAAGAGTGGCTTGAAGCGGCTGTCGATCATTTTCGACCGACATTTCAGCAGGCATGCAAGACCAGCGGCCGCACCATACCGGAGAATCTCAAGGTTTCCATCGGTTTCCCAGACAAGGGTGGCATGGCGAAGCGTAGGGTTCTCGGACAGTGCTGGACGGAATCCGACTCGGAGAAGCCAGTTCAAATCTTCATCAACCCCACCATCGCCAACGTAAACGGTGCTGACGGCATCCTTTCGGTACTCGTACACGAGCTGGTGCATGCCGTAGGTATTCACGGCCACGGTAAGGATTTCAAACGAGTCGCTTTGGCCGTAGGGCTGGAAGGCAAGATGAAGTCTACTACTGCCAGCGACGCTTTGGTCGAAGAGTTCACGTTCCTCGTTGACGAGAAGCTCGGGCCCTTTCCGCATACCGCGCTGTCGGGCATGAAGCTGTTTACTCCGTCTAAAAAGGACGGAACCCGCATGCTGAAAGCAGTATGTCCTGAGTGCGGGTACACGATCCGTCTGACGAAGAAGTGGGCTCAGGTAGGCATGCCTCTTTGTCCCTGCGGCCAAGCGAATTTTACTCTCGATACGCCCATTGAAAAAGAAGGATAATGGCAACACCTCGTATATACGACATGCTCCCTAAGCCGAAGAAGCGGCCGGAGTCAAGCCTCGCGGAACCCGAGCTACGGGCGCTTGAGTTGTACTTGTTCACAAATATGACGTTCACCGACATCTATAAGATGGTGTTCGACATGCGTGACAAGTCATACGCAACGGTCAGGACCGCCGCTAAGTCGCTCTTGGAATCGGCCGATGCGGAGGTTTATCTTACCGAGAGGTACCGAGACATCAACGCTTTCATAAACACCGGAGAGAGCGAAGATGACGACGTAGGAGTGTCGGTGATAAACGAAGACGGAACCTACTCCGAGGAGTTCATCCTTGCCGCCAAGAAAAAGATCGCAAGGCTGGCGCTGAAAGAGACCGACGGCAACCGTTTCCTCGAAAAGTTCCAAGACCTGATCGGCAAGCAGGAGTCCATGCGCACTGCATCTCTTCTCCCGCAACGCTATCTGGCTGAGCAGTGCCAGACATGCCGATACAAGGCGATATTCGAGGAGGATTTCCAAGACGACTGCAACCGATGTCGCTGGAAGATGGATGCGCCTGAAAAATACGACCACAAAACCCAATTCATAACAAAACCAGAAGAATAGTATGCAAATCAAAGGAGTCATCACGAAGATGTGCGAACCCGTTACCGGAGAGTCGGCACGCGGGACATGGAAGAAAATCGGAATCGTACTCCAGACGGAAGGAGAATACCCCAAGGATGTCTACATCGAGTTCTGGGGCGACAAGGCGGATGTCGTAGAGGTGAAGTTGTGCGAAGGCATGATCGTCGCCGTAGACTTTACGCTCGAATCCCGTGAGTACAACGACCGCTACTACACGCAGGTACGCGGCTACAAGTACACCATCGAAGGAGGAGGCACCGCGCCCGCCAACGACGATCCATACGTCCCGGCGAGGAAGGAAGAGCCTGCTCCGGCACCCGCCAAGGACAAGGTAGACGACCTGCCGTTCTAAAACGAAAGCGAACTTCCAGTTTTGGAGGTTCGCTCTTTTTATCGTATCTTTGCGTAAGTTGTTTTGATTAGCAATGTTCCGCAAGGAAGAGAGGAGTGCCGATTCTGCCCGGTCACTCCTCTTCTTTTTCGTCTGAACTGATCCGAAGGAACAAGAAGGCCAAGATAGGCCAGCCAGTCCCGGACGCGAAGCATGCCGCGGCGACAGCCAGTGATACCGCCAGACATGCTACTGCAAATGCCGCATTTCTGTTCATAATGATCTGTAAATTACGTCTCCGAAGTCATCGCCCTCTTTCAAATCGGGCATGCCTTCCCACCATTTAACGGCCTGATCCGGGAACCATCGAACCCAGTCCATGCCCGCTTTGTCGTAGTCAGGAAGCAGTCGATAGTTACGCTTTATGCGGCGCACGTTCGCGCTTCCACCCGTCGCCAGAGCCCGGCGCCCGGTATTGAGATATATCAGCAGAGCCGTCTTCTCCGATTCCACCACATACGGGTTTCCGTCGGTTCCGAGGTGCTCGCCGAAGTAGCATCGCTGAGTGTAACCTTGAGCGGTGCGGAAGATACGGCCGCCTCCGTAGTTGTGATCGCGATGACCGTCCGACTTGTAAATGATGATTTTGTCGTGGAGAATCCGTTGCTCCTCGTCTATGTACCAGAACTGGGTCCCAGTTCCCTGCGGAACCCGGCACGGAGTGATCGCCAGCTTTCGGTAAGCCTCTTCGACCCTCTCTTCCGGGAACTTGGTGCAGAGCCAGCGAAACAACGGGTCCTTGAGCCTACCGATGCGCTCCATAGCCTCGTCGAGAATGGATTGCTCCACATATCTGGTCGGAATCTCGGGTTCAGGCTTGCTGATGACAATACCATCGCTCATGGACTTGAGACGCTCGTAGGTCTCTTTGCTGGAGGAGCATCCTCCATACAACTGCATCCATTTGTACAACTGCATGCTGTCTCCGCCCTGCTCCATAATCGTGATCCCTCCGGAGGCGTCACGGGTGCACACCATTTTGTCATACCGATAGGCATGGGGAGTGCCATCGATATAGCACTTCCCATGCCAGAATCGGCCATGACGCTTGAGGTTTAAGCCCATGATTCGTGGCAAATCCTCGAAGATCGCATCGTAGTTCAAATCGAGCTTGCCCATAGAGCTACTTTTCAGCCTTTTCCTTCGAGTATTTTTCCCAGCACGAGGGACAGAGGTGAAATGAAGGTTGGACGCTCCATCCGGCCTCTTTTGCCGCTTTTTCGGCGTCGTCCACCGAAGAGAAGCCGTCGGCATTAATTCCGTCCTGCTCCCGAAGGAACTCCTGACAGCGCTCGCACTGCATCAGATAATAGGTGATTCGCTTAATCATAGTTGTTTTGATTAAAAAGGTAAATCCAAGTCATCCTCGACTGATTTCGGCGCTCCATCCTCCTTGATCGTAGTGTCATAGAAAAGATTGTCGTCGAAAACACCCTCGTAGACGTAAAATGTAATTTCTGCCCCGCGTTGGTACACCTCGTAGTTCTCCTCGCGCAGTCGCTTGACGAACTCGTTATACCCGAACGCATTGTAATTGTTGTCGCGGCAATACTTGCAGTAGTCCTGATACAAGTCCTGCCCACTCTTTGCCGCCCGGCTCCCGATGCCTCCGTGCGACGTGGCCGCATAGCCAGAGTCGCGGAGCCATTGGAGTCGTGAGTCTTGATCCACCCGAAGTTTCTCCACAGCCAACTGACTGCTCTTGGACGGGGTGAATTTTCCACCGTTGCGAATGAATCGCCTCCGGCCCTCCATAATCCAGTTGAAAATGCCGCTCTTCTCCGATTCCAGCTTCTTCCCGAGCTCCGGGTCTTTCTTGTCGTCGCTGATCTTCACGTCGAAGTTGACGATCAGGTGGCGGCGATAGTTACCGTCGGAGCGGTCCGAGATACTCTTCGGAAACTGGTTCAGAGACGCGATGAAGAGCGGAATCTGAGTCGCCATGAAGGGCTTCCCATACGGGTCACGCGCCTTCATAGGCTCTCCGGCCACGAATTTCTTCCAGTCGCCGCCGGAGAAGTCCTCGTTACTCATATCCTCGCAGATGTTGAGTAACTTTCCGTTGACGGCCGCCATGTTGTACTCGGTTTGACCGCGTTTAAACAAATCAACCGCGGAGAATCCCATCGCCAGCCCGTCTCCGGTTCCCCGGTCGAAGCCGAACATCTTACGGATCGTTCCCGTGAACACGCCCTTACCGTTCTGGCCGGAGCCGATCAGGAAGAGCATCTCCTGAATAGAGAACTCGTTACGATCCACAAATGCCGCGCCGAGAAACTCCTGCAATGATGTGATCCGGTCATCTCCCGGCACGACTTCCGAGAGAAACTGCATCCACTTCGGGCATGTCGCCGTCTTGTCGTAAACGAAGTCGAGGTACGTCGTACACTCAAGTTCCGGAGAGTGCGGCATCGTGATCCCCGCGTCGATGTCGAGGACGCAGTTCTGGAAGGCCACGATCCCACGCCGAGGCGTCAGTGTCGCCGACAGCATGAGTTTGCGGAAGCAGTGGCTCACGATTTTCTTCGGCGACTCGACCTGAAACAGCGGCGGCAGGTCCTTTATCTCCATAACGTCCGTCACGATGGACTCGATCACGTCGATCCCGGTGCGGCGGTATATCTTGCCATCGAAGACATAGATGCTACCCTCAAGAAACTTGAAATACGATCTGCGCATCGCCCGGTCATAGGCAATGGCGATCTCGGCTTGAATTTTGTGGTTCAGATTCTTGGCCTCTTTCACCTCTTGAGTGAAAAGAGTCATCGGGAACTCTACATTTTCAACGAGATAGGTCTTGCAGATGTCATAATCAGGCTTCGACATTTTCTTTGCGCCGGAAAAATTTCACGCCTTCGATCTTCTTCTCCTCAAGCCACCCGATACGTTGCCAGTTGTAGGTGGTCTGCATCGAAACCTTGTAGAACCGCGCCAACTGAGCCCGCGTGAACCAGCGGACCCCATTGATGGTGATTTCGTCCATAGGTACGTTGTTATCCTCTTTCCTCATATTGAAAATTTTTATAAGATTGGACTACAAACCTACAACATCATTTTGGATATTCCAAAATAAAATTGGATTATTTTTATAAATAAAAAGGGGGAGACATTCCTGCCCCCCCCCGCTTCGTTTATGTCAAATCACTGATTATCAGCGAAATAGCCAAGATACGAGAGCTGGCTCAAATATACACTTCCGTTGTGGTATTTGCTATCGAGGCGAGACCAGCCTCTCCACTTGTGGACCGGAGCAAATCTCTTCTTCAAGGTCCTCATATTTGCTGTACGGCCATTTCGATCCAGAGCGATAGCGTAGCTCGACTTCAATACCGCAATCCCATTCCGGCTGAAATATGTCATCTCCACGAAATACCAGTGCTTCTTCTTCGGCCGGGGCCGGGACCAGAGTATGGCGACCGTGAATATCAAGATGCCAGCCAGCCATTGGCTCCATCCGGGGCAGTCGTGCATAAGAGCCCCAGTTATGAGGCATGCAACAAAGGCTCCGCATCCGGCAATCAGTTGTCTTCCCATCGCTTCACGGTCATTTCGTTCAGGCGCGTCTTCCGCAGGATGCTCTTGCCGCCCGCTTCGGTCTTGATCTCCTCGCTGGCCGAAGCCTCGATTGAGACGCGGATTCCGCCGCCCCACTGTTGCACAAAGTCGATGACGGCCGAAGCGACGATGTTCTCCATCCGGGCCTTGGCCTCGGCGTAGCTGGGCGCCTTGATCCCTTCCAAGGGCGGTTTATTCTCCTCCATGCTCCTGCATTTTTTCGAGGTCAGCCTCCTTAACGAACACTCCGTCGATCATCTTGCCCTTGCGGTCTTTGATCTCGTCGTAGGCAGCCAGACAGCACTCCTCGATGTTGAGGCCGAGTTGCTCGGCGACGCATACCAGAGTGACGATGACGTCGCCGAGCCCGTCGATCTGCTGATCCCGGTCCTTTTTGTTGATGGCCTTGGCGAGCTCTCCGAGCTCTTCCATGACTTTGCACATCTGAATGTGCGGGTCTCCCGTCTGGAGGTTGCGATCAAGCACCCACTGCTTGATTTTTTCGATAATTTCCGTCATTGTAGTTGTAGATTTAACTCGTTTATTAGCGACTCCAGATTCGGGTTTTTCTCCTTCATAATCTGGAGCGTCTCCTCGTAAGTAGTCGTTTCCATCGTAATTTTTGTTGAGCCCGACCTCTTTTCCAGCCGCATCGAGACCTTCGTAGTAGCCCTCTTTGCCTTGGAACTGAGTAGGGAAGAAAAGGTATCGCCAATGGACATTCCCAACATCGTGAAGCATGAAGAATCCGTTGTAGTAGTAGAGTCTGTTGCGGGATCGGAACCCCACGAACAGTCGCGGCTTGTTGTTGACCTGAATCTTGAATACGATCTCCATATTCATGGGAATGTCGTCACCCAAGAACTCCTTTTTCTTGCCGTAGCGCACTTTTCGCCAGTGCTCCATGTCCCGGCATGCCTCCATATAGCCCTCTTGCCATACTCGGGCCGCCGCTTTGTTGCTGTAAGGGTTGTCTTTCATTTCCAAGGCCAGTTGCTTCGTTCCGTACACAAGAAAACGTCGTCAGGAAGAGCCTCAGAAAGCCAAAGCCTCACCGCTTCTCTCGCCGAAGTAGCTATTTCCACCGCCCGATGATACGAAATCTGATCCTCCGCGCCGATGTTTCGAATCTGGGAGGCGTAGGCATAACAGAAATCGAAGGGATCGGTCTCCGGGTCCTCTAAAAACGCCAGTTTCGCGTCGTAGAGGAAGGGCGCGGAGGCGTTTCGGTCGCGCTCAGCCCTCAAAATGGCCTTGATTCGGCTTGTCTCCTCACTTGTTCTCATTGTTTTTAAGTTTAAACGCTCCACATCCGAGGCCCCGTTCCCGTTTTACCGGGTCAGGGCACTCGATTGTGAATCTTTTTCCACACCAGAAGCATGTCGGCCGGAAATTCCCGTCGTAATGCTTAAATTCTTCGCAAATACGAGACTTTCCCGGTATCGGAGCATCCAGTTTCCGGCAGAAACCCCGTCGGTTCCGGACCTCCCACCACTGGCAGTCCTTACAGAATGGAGTTCGCGTCGATGACAAGACCATTTCCGATAACTGTTCCTTGTTCATAGATCACGAACTCATGCGCGTCGAAGTTCTCGGCGCCGAAAGTCCAACCGCCTGACTTGTTGTACTGGGCCGTGACGTAGGGTGTTCCTTCCGGTATCTCTTCCGTCTGGGTCCACTTCCCGTCGATGTACGCGATCTTGCCCTCCGAGAACTCGTCGCTCACGGCGCCGTCGAACTCCACGCAGTCGTCTGAGTAGCCCGTGACCACGATTAGGTTCGTCTTCTTGCACGACTCCAGAAGCGCCTCGTCGATCTCGTCCATGTACTCCATCGCATTGAGCGACATAGCCACGAGCGAAGGCTTCGGGTTCCTGATGGCGAGCTCCGAAATCACAGCCCGCGATATAGCATAGGGCGGCTCTCCGTATTCGTGCGCCGGGACCAGACCCAGCTTCACGGGGGTTCCGGGGATGTAGGGCACGACTCCCGGCTCGGCAAGATGCCAGTAGGCCAGAATCATAACGTTCTCGAACGAAGAGGCGCCGACGTAATCCCCGATCTCGGGAATCTCGATCTCCGGCACGAGGGCATGCCGCTCCTCGTTGCTCAGAGTTGTGTAGCGCATAACTTCCTCCGGTGTCCCCAGTTTACGCGCCAGCGTCACCGCCATCTCGCAAACATGGAGCTCGTGGGCCTCGTACAGAATCGAGAAGTCTTCGCCGCCGTTCATGCGCCGGATGTCGATGCGCTTCTTGTAGATGTTCGGAAGCTGATTGTAAACCTCCTGATACGACTCCTTTACGCCCTCGTAAGCCTCCTTCATCTTGGCGAACTTCTCCGTCTTCTCCTTCTCGATCTGGGTCTTCATCTCCTCGTCGGTGTAGTTCCAGAGGGTCTTCTCGCCGACCTTGACCATCTGGACCCGGTTCGAAGGCTCGTGCAGGCCCACTTCGATGTGGCGGCCGATGTCGATGCTGTCCATGTGTACGGCCGGGAGCGACAGCTTCGTGTCGTTGTCGCCGATGACGGTCATATACTCTCCCTTTTCGGTCGCCTCGATTCGCACGACCATGAATGTGATGTGTTTCATTATTTCAGTTTTTCAATAAATTCCACTACCTGATTAAATCGTGTGTCATCCGTTTTAGGAAAGACAGCCTCGTACATCCGCTTAATCATAGCCGTGTCGTACACAGTAAGACTGCTGACTTGGCTCGGATTGACCCTCTGGTTCACTCCGTTCATCTCAACCCGGATCGTGCGGTCGTGCGGGCAGACGCCTTGAAGAAACATGTAGTTATAAGCGCCCCCTTTAACCCGGAACAGAGTCCCCGGCATAATCGCGTTCAGTTCCTCGTAAGTCATACCCCCATAATGTCAAAGAGTGGAACCGAATGGAAGAAGATGTGATCGTCTGATTTGAGCCTCAGAGTAAGAGTGCCATCTCCTTGAGGGATGATGTCTTCGAGCACGGGCGTCGAAAACTTATCGTCCGGAAAGTTGGCTTTGAACGTTTGTTTGATCTGGTCCAGATGCTCCGCGATGTAGGACGCAACGGAACGGGGCTCTTTCGCCTCCTTGTTATGGTTCGGAGTTTCGAACATGCCGCACTCCTCGAAGTGGTCATAGTAGTCGTCCTGAACGCGCTCCACGTCGCTTTCAGCCGCTACCACGGGCCAAGTCTTCTCGAATAAGTCGTGGGTGATGTCGGCCTTCTCATAGTAGTGAACAGAAGAGGCAGGCCGCGTCCGGAACTGAGTGTGTTCGCTCGGGTCCTCGCCGTCGATGCAGGCAATCAGGAGCATGAAATCTCCTTTGTCATCCGAATACTGGGCCGAAACGATGCGGCCCAAACTCCCGTCTTCGGGAAAAATAACGTGTTGTGTTTTCATAGCAATGTGTAAAAGTAAATAAAATTCCTGACAATAGGAAACCCCAGCTTGGAAATTTCCTCTAAAAATTCTCGCTTAGTAACCGGGGCCGGACACCAGTCCCGGTAGAGAGGGTAAAGGACCGAAACGGGCTGGCTCGAACACTTGGTAGCGTAGCCGGGCCGAGCGTAAAGCCCCTTTTCGACCATGAAGTTCAGAACGTGGAAGGTCGGAGTGTCGGGAGCTTCCGGCCAGCATATCAAAGCCCGTCTCCCCACGACCGGGATGCCGAGCTCGACCAGAGCCTCCCGGTTCTCGTCCTCCTCTCCGGGGAAAGCTTTGCGGATTCTAACCCAGCTTGCCCTTCCCCGAAAAGTGCTTATCAACTGCCGCATAAGCCTTGTCTACCACTTGGCATATCTCCTCGAACTCCATCTCGTCGCTCCACTCCTGCCCGACAAACGCGCAGAACATCTGCATCCACATCGCGTCGGGCTTAGGATCGTCCATAAATAACATCCAATCCCGATTCGTGTGCCACCCATCTTTCTCGTAATAAACCGTAGTGCCATCCTCAAAACACACCTCTACCTTGTCATCGCAGGGAAAAATTCTCGTCGCTCTTAGGCCGCTTCCGCTCACTACCGGAGCCCCTTCCAGCGCCTTCTTCAAATCAAAAGGTTTCATTGTAATCGTGTCTTAGTCGCGCCGACATCACTCTCCCGATGTCGATGCCGTATTTTCCGCAAAAAGCCAAGAGCCGGAGCAGTGCGCCCGCAACCCGGTCCTCGACCGTGAATTGAATCTTGTTCTCGTAGATGGTCTTGTAGTTGCCGCTCCCCATCCCCTCCAGAGCTCCCTCCGGCATCCAGCCCTCCGCTTCGGCCGCGAGCAGAACCCGGCCCAACTCCAGTTGGATCAGGGCGAGCTCCCTTGCGAAGAACGCCGGGTCCGCCGCAACGGGGCACTTCTTCTGCAAGTCGTACTCCCCGTGTCGGTCCAGAAGCTCGCAGGCCATGCCCGCAATCGAGGTTAGTTGCTGGTAAGATTCGAAAGCCATGCCTTCTTCGCTTTTAACAGCCGCTTCTTCCAAGAGTCGAAGAAGCTCCCGAACTCGTACACTTTCTTCCGGAACTCCTGACGGTCGCTGGCCCCGGATTTGGAGCAGGAGATGTGGAGTTTTACCCTAAAAATACCATCCTTCTTACGGCACTCCTCGTAGTACAAGTCCCCGGCCCCGATCTCGCGCTCGCAAAACTCGCAGACGTGAGCCCTCCGCGCCCGGACGTAGCGCCTTCCAATGACTTTAAAATCTTTCATATCGTTTAGGTTTAATTTGGTTCAAAATCCACTCTCGTCTCCTCGCCGCCAACTCTGTTCGCGCTTTCGAGGTGTTGGTGAAAACGGCAACAAACGTCTCCCCAACCCTGAGCACACAGCCTCCCTCCCTGACCGGGATCAGGCGGAGGTGCTCCTTAGCGGCCGCGCGTAGCTGTCTGAGTCTATAAGTGTTCATTCAGGTATTCGTAAAGTTCTCTTAAATCCTCTTGTTCCGAAACGAAGTCGATGTAGGGAGTGAAAACCGCATACGAGTATCGGTCGTGAGCGTTGTGAGAGCGGTAGTAGCCGAAGTGGTTCAGGAGAGCTCCGAAAGCCTTTTTGCTCATGGGAGGCAGAAACGTCTCGTCCTTGTTATCGGCCAAGAAGCGTCCGTATAGCGTATCGAAGCTCAGGCAGTGCCGACGATCCGTCTCCCTGCGGTACGGGCTCATATTCCGCTTCATCTCGAAGCGGTGGAAGAGCTCCTCGTTATGGCTGTACGGAACCATACACTCTTACAGATTGCGTCTTAGGATTCCTCCCGTCCAGAAGCCCGACTTCAAATCCAAGGCCGCGCAGGACCTCGAAGAACTTCGGCCGATACGGTTTCGGCTCGATCTCTGCGATGATCGCGTCCACCGCAACGTGACCTCTATATATATGGTGCGGGTCCACCCTCGGAACCCAGTCCTTCGCCGCGAAGTATGCCTGCATCTTCGGGCCCCAGAAATCATTGTTGTACCTTGACATACTCTCCGTCGTTATTGTACAGCCGAAGGGAGTCCTCCGCGCTGAAAAGTGAAACATTCAGTGGCTTGTGGCGGCCGCGGTACCGGAATACCTCGAAACCGCATGCCCGCACGATGCGGCTGAACTCCACTAACGTCAGTCGTCCGTAGATCGGCTTCTTCTTCGCATCGCACCAAGACTTGAAGGACTCCATCAAGCCCAAGAGCGTGACCGTACCCGGTGCCATGCAGACACGAGGGGTCGGAGAGATGAGGCATGCCTCCATGTACTCCTCGAAAACTTCTTTATTTAAAGGTATAGACATGATGTTTAATGTTTAACTTCTGCAAATGTAAGAAACGTTTTTTACATGTGCAAGCAAATTGGATATTTTTTTTCACCCAAGTCGGAATTTCGGGAAAGTGTAACAAAATGAAAGTAGTATTTTTAAATTTTTTTAAGAAATAAAAAAAAAACTCCCGAGACCTTGCAAAAAAAAATCCAGTTCAATAAGCGCATCGAACTGGCTGATCTGGTGTGCCCTCAAAAAAAAAGTTGTCATTTTCTGGGTATCTCCGTAAAAATGGGGTGCAAAACTTTTTTTTTTTTTTGGAAAATAATTCCAATAAGCTAAAGTACTGATAATAGGGACTTTAGTTTTTTGTCCGAGGCCATTTATTAAAATATTCCAATTTATATTTTTGTAAATAGCTGATACAGAGCAAGTTATGAGTAACTATACATGTAACTATACAGAAAAATATTTTGAAGTTTTTTTTTCACTAAAAATACGGAATTAAAAGGATAATGAGGTATATTCGATAGTAATTCTCTGTATATCAGCGAGTTTGATGCGATTGTTGAATTGGATTTTTCTTTTCAGTGTCTCGGGAGTTTTTTTTTACGTTTTTAAAATATTTTAAATAATGTTTAAACATAAAAAAAACGTAAATTGCTGATAATAAACGAGTTATAATTATTAAAAATTTTTACTAATTTTTTAAAAAAAAAAATTAATACATCAGAGTCCACTTTTTGGACTGGGGACCGCGATGTCCCCCCCCCCGCCCCTATGGTGGCCCCCGCCCCCGGATCGGTTCGCGCTGTCAGTCAGCACACAAACAGCCATAAAATTGCGGCTACAATGCGCACGGGGCTGATTTGGTCGTTTTTGTTTACACGGCCCGCAATCGCTTTTTAGAGCCGTTACAATTTACATAACGTTAGTTAGGTTGAATTTACGGCGTATTTTGCAAACCCTTGAAAACAAATGCGAAACGGCGAAAACGGCCATTTTGACCCCCTCTAAAGCCTTGATAATCAAGGAGTTACGAATAACTCCTTGATTCTCAGAGGTTTGTCCAAATTTGCTATATTTTATACACTTTTTACAATAAATTATTGCTTTCGATTTGTTACATTTTGGTATATAAAAAGCTACGAAACGAAACTTTCCCGCACACAAAAGGCACCACCACGCGCCGCAAGCCGCCTAAAATCACCCGCTTTCGCCGTGTTTCCATTTTTCGCAGTTATACCTACAAATCCACCCTTTTGATCGCTTTTGCTTATTTTGGGCTTTTTTGTTTAATAAATATTTTCCACCTGCATTGCCTTTGCTCTACCGCTTAGCCACCCTTGCCGCTCCTGCCATCTTTGCCCCGTTTCCGTCGATCTGGCGGCACTTCTCCCCTCGTCCGGTACTTGCCCCCGTTCAAAAGTTCAACGCGATAAAATCGGCATCTTTTTGCCGCATCCGGGACCGTTGTTGTAACTTGCCGTAATTCACGCATTTCGCCGATCTCCTCCAGGGTGGTATAGTTGCCCGTCTTTGGGAGATCGTCGAAATTTGGGGCGTTTCCGTGCGAAATAGGGCATGTTCAAGTATTGAACCCGGCCTAAAATCAGTACTTTGCCACCCCTAAACACACAAGGCCACAGATATTGTTCATTTTGTCGCCAAAATCCGGGCCGCGATCAGATTTTTTGCCTAATGTTGTTCCATTTGGATTATTTTTACTAAGTGCTATTGCATATTCGAAAACCCCGTTTTATCTTTGCACCAGCAACCCACCCAAAGGCGTTGCACGTTCTTTCAAATGGTTTTCCGCCCGCCTCGCTCCGGTCCTGCTCTATTCCTTGAGCACGCCGGGCACGCATCCGCAACACACGAGGAATTGAAAACGGCATTTCGCTATACCGCGATACCAACACTATCGAAGCCCTTGCCGCCCTACACATTCCCGCCCCGCACATGATGCACACGGAAAGCCGAAACAAATCAACGGAGGACACCGAGCCGCACCCGTCACGTTACGACAGAAAAGGCCCGGTAGGGATAGGGACCCGAATAACCCGAGCGTTGCCCGCGTGTGATTGTACGAAAGGGCCGCGGTACCGGAATACGGATAGCCGCGAGAGATACCCGCATAGGCATGACACCAGTCACGGGGAGCAAGAAAGGACGCAAACGACCCGCGTCCGGAGAGCGAAAGAGGTTGTAAATTTGGTCCGGATTAATTCAGAATTGAGGCGGTAACGCCTGCGGTTCGTTTACCGCGCCGGACCTCTAAACCATTAAACTATACTATTATGAAAGCATTTGATTTTCTTTTGGCTATTGCAGAATTGGGCATCAGTAATGACGTGTACACCCTTTTCACCGAAAACGCCCAAATCGACGCGGCGATTTTCGGGGGTTCGCTTCTTTTCGGAACCATCCCGAACGGCTCCGACATGGCGGCCGTTTGGAGCGATTCCGAGGATGGGCGCGATCTTATTGCCAAAATCAAGGACACCCCGGTAGCGTGTGTCCAGACTGAAAACCAATTTATTTTTATTTATGAAATGGAATAGCCGCCGGGCCGCTTCGATTTTCTTTTGGGCTTGCTTTCTCGGGGCCTTAATTATGTCATTAATCGTAACCAGTGAATTATGAAAAACTTCAAATTTGACCTTAACGCAAAGGTCGCAATTTATGTTCCCAGCACGACCGACGTAAACAAGCCGTGCGACAATAAAGTCATTGTAAACAAGGTGATGACGGCCTTTTCGAAGTGGTTCGGGGGCTGTACTTCGACCCCGGCGGTCGGTGGCTGGGTGTCGAACTCGGGTGCGCTTGTGGTCGAGAACGTGACAATCGTGTACGCTTTTTGCACCCCGGAATCCTTCGGGGAGCACTTCGAAGAGGTGTACACACTAGCAACCGAAATCCGCGACGAGATGAAGCAAGAAGCGGTAACGCTGGAATATAACGGACAAGTTAAATTTGTGTAGCTATGAAAAAGAAAATAGCATGCCCGGAGTGCGAACGGGGCTGGTGTCTGGCTTGCAATAATACCGGGGTTGTTAATGGCGATCCCGGTATGCGAAAACATGTTCGCACTTTGTGAAACCAGAGCGCGTCCGGGGCGCTTCGACCGCTTCCCGGCGGCGGGAACTGCATGGTACATTCCCAAGGAGGGCGAGAACATTTTTATCGACAGCCCGGAGGCCTGCGCACGGGTATTAAACGAGTATTTTTTATGAACAGCCACACGACGAACGCCTACCCGATCACGAAGGAGGTGTACAATTACCTGCTCCCGGTTTACGAACGGGGGCGGTTTGTAGAGAAGGCCGGAAAATACTGGTTTTTCGGCAATTATTGGGACTATAAAGACATGGAAAGGAGGTGCCTATACTTATGACACAGCAACTAATTATCGACGCACTTAGGGCCCGAACGGAAGTAGGCCCGGTGCGGTGTTATTACGGCGATTGGATCGTCGTGTACGAGGGGCGCGAAATTGCCCGCTGGGACCATCATTTGAACGTTTTGGTGGTTCGGAGGTGTACGCGGCCGGATCGCATGTACCAATGCTATATGAACGGCTTTTTCAAGGCGTTCCGGGTCCCGGTTCGGGTCCGGTATCACAGCGGGTTCCACCTCCAAACTAAGGCCGGAAGCGTTGCGGATTTGCAAACGGAAAGAGTTATAAAACTATGAAACAAATACGGGAGCGGTGGCGGGAGTTGGACCGGGAGTGCTTCGAGATCGAACGGAGGTTAGGAGCGGTGGCCCGGCGAGCAATTCGGGACGTAACGAACAAACAAGAGGCCCGGCGGATAATTAACAATGAAAAGAAATGAAATTACGCGGCTATTCCAAAGTTTGACACGGTCGCTTGTTGCGCAACATCGACAACATGAACGAGAGCGACCGGGAGGAGTTTTTGCCCGAATAGAGGCGAAAAACAAGGTCGAATTAAGGAAAGCAATCAAAAAACGGTTATCTTTATGACATTCGAAGAGGCTAAACAGCAGGCAATCGAGCGGTCGGAGTGGGTTCTATGCCACGGCGCTGGCTACTACACAGCCCGGACCCCGGATGGCCGAGACATCATCGGAAAGGGCGAAAACGGGGTTTTCGTCGGCGGGGAGTATCGGCGGGTTGTGGTTCGGGTACACAAGGCGACCGAATCAATCGAGGTGTATTTTGGCATGGAACGAAACGGCCTAATTTCCGCTTTAGAGGTCGGAGGGGATCACTTCGAAGCCGGATTAGAATACTACCGCCGCGAGACCCGGCCGGCGACGGAGGCAGAAGAGAAGGAGGCGGTCAAGTATTTACGGGCACGCAATTACACACACTTTAAACTATCGAAACGATGCGCACTGAAACGATAACGATTTACAGCTACTCCGAACTTTCGGAGGAGGCGAAGACCTCGGCTTACAAGGCGTGGGAACCCGACTATGCGTTCGAGGCCGACAACCGCCGCACGCTGGATGCGTTCTGTGACGCCTTCGGGATTGAGGTGACGGAGTACCTATACGACGCCTACTGTTATGAATATCAGTGGACGGGCGACAAGGAGATTAAGGGGCCGGAACTTGAGGAGTACGTCCGCCACCGCCTCGCCCTCTTCGATCCGACCGGGCTTTATTTGGACGACGTGATTCTCGGCCCGGCGAAACAACCGACAGACGGAAAGGACTTCGGCGACGTGGTTAACGAGTGTCTGACCGCCTTTTTCTCGGCGTGCTGTGAAGACGTCAAATATACGCAAAGCCAAGAGTATTTCGCGGATTTTGCGGAGAATAACGAATTTGAATTTTACGAAAATGGTATTTGTATACGACATCGGTAAAAGCCGCTGGCAGGCGGACTTCGGCCGCGAATCGCTGGAGTTCGGGCGCGATCACTTCACCATCGACACCGGGAACTATGTCATCACGGTAGACCCGAAGAAGTACCGGATTTTCGACCGGGCGGCAGGAAAACCGCTGGTGAACGGGGTGGTCCGGATCGACGAACAAGACATGAAGGATATTTTGGCCGCCGCGCCTAAGAGCCAACGCGGATGGATTCGAACCCGGCTCGGATATATGGTAGTAGTATGACACGGGAAGAATATCGCCGAACCGTTAAAAGCGGCGGCATGTACACGACGCGCGACGTTTACGGGAACCCGCGCTTTATTATCCACTTCCTCGATCTGGTCCACGAGGATCACCCCGGCGACCATTGCGATAAAATGGAATCGGCCCGCCGCATGGCGAACAAGCATGGAGGGAGACGGTACCGCGGCCGGGTATTCGGCGGGGGCTTCGTCTTCCAAGTGTACGGGCTGGATTTATTGATCGACGAACTTTACAACGACATCTATAAAAAGGATCGCTAAATACGAGACCAACGACGGCCACCTCTTCGATACTCGGGAGGAGGCCGTGAAACACATCGACGCGAGCATCGGAATGCTAACGAGCCGCATTTCTCACGCGCTTCTCAACAAAAAGTGGAGCGAGATCGGGGATTGGGTCCTCGACAACATCAAGACATTCAAAGAATTAATAGACCTTAACAACGAACTGAACGATGAAACAGACGAGTGAAAAGATCATCGCCGCCGAGGAGCGGGGCTGGATCGAAGAAAACGATATTTTGCTTCTGAAACGGAGGCGCAACCGGGGTGAGCGAATCCAGATCGAGAACCCTATCCCGGTCAGCTACGACCAAGCGCAAAAGGGGTTCGCGTGGTTGTGGGACAAGTACCGGACGCCGAGGGGTGCCGAGCGCAAGAATAACCCCTTCTCGAATCCGGAGGAGAAGGCGTTGGAGTGGGCAAAGATGCACGGGGCCCGTTTCACCTTCAACGGCTTCTACGCGACCGGAAACAACTGGTATGAACCGATTTACGAACTTATCACGCCGATCTGCGACATTCAATACATCGCCAGCCTCGGCCAATTCCAAAGAGTATGAGAATAGAATCTTTTAGCGACGTTGTGAACAAGATCGACAGACGCATGCAAAGTGTTCGGAAAGTGGAGCACGTCATCAGCGAAATTTTGGATCGCGTGTTGAAGAATCAAGACATTCCGATCCCCCGTATCGAGGTAGACACGGATATGAATGTAAACCTCGTGTATGACCTCAAATCAGCCCCCAAAACCGAGGAAATGGTAGTGTTAACGGCCATATTCCCCGACCTTACCAACAAAGGAGGAACCAAACTTAAAATTTACTACCATGACATTTTCTAAAAACGAGCAGGAGTTCATAGTTGAACAAATGCGGCGCGTCGGTATCGAAGTATATGCGGCGACGGAACATTTCGTGACCTGCAAGGGGGCTTCGTGGGTTCCCTATGCGGTCGCGGTGGCGAAACGAGCGAACGCAAAGGTCGAAGTCTTCAAAGAGCCGACGGGAGGGTTCTGCTACAAGTTCCAGCCCGATCTGGAGACGTGGATGTGCATAGACTCCCACCGCATTACCTTCATGCGGCACAACAAGATCGACAAGCGTTTCGAGCGCATCCGGGTAAAGGATGTCAATCAACCCCGGACCAAGGAGGGGGAGTATTTGCCGCTGAAACTCAACCGAATCAATATGATCCGCTCCGAATCGTGGGAGCACTCCGAGATCGAAGAGGCGGCCGTCGAAGCGTTTTTGAAGGACAACGGCGATTCCTGCATCCCGGAGGAAATGATCCTCGCGGCAGACTTTCTTATGCCATGAAGAAATTCATTACATTGCCGGAAGAGTGCACCGACATCCGAGCAAGTAACTACAACTGGCGTTTCAAGTTCCTGCACTTCTACCGCGACGGCGACCGCTTCGGTTACGTCGAGGTAGGGAACGAGCGTCACATCGAGGAGTACATCCCGGCATTTCGAAACACGCAAGACTTACAGATGAAGTGCTTCAAGTGTTTCGGGAACCGGGTGAGCCTCAACAAAACGAAAGAGATTTACAAGGGTATCGACAAGGTGGCGGAGACCGTGCAGGACTTCGCCGACCGAAAATGGCCCGAATACCGTGCCGCTGTTCGGGCGGCCGAAGAGAAAGAAGCAAACGAAATTTTAAATTCAATACTATGCAACATGTAGAGATCGGGCAGAAAGTTGTCCGGAGCAAAGGGGATTACGTTGTCGGCCGGATCGGAGAGGTCGTCGAGATCGACAACGAGAAGAAACGGGCGCGGGTCTACTGGCTCAGCGAAAACCTGCGGACGTGGGTAAAGTTCGACGTCATCGAGGACATCAACATCCCCTACATCATCACGCACGCCGGGCGGTTCCCGAAATACGAGCGGCGATGAAACGAATCATCGAGCGGCGAACGAACGTGGACTTCTGCAAGCGTGTAGAAGTCTGGCAAGGGTACAGAATCATCGACCGATACCTAACCATTCCGGGCTGGAAATTGGAGGGCTTCACGGCGGTGAATCCGAGAACGGACACTCCGATCTTCGGCAAGACTTGGGGCAACAATTACGAGGGATTCCTTTCGAACCTCGCTATCCAGAGCCCGGACGAGTTCCTGCCCGAGATTGCGTGGCGGCGGTATTTGGACTACTTCTGCCGCCAACGAATACTTCCCGGTCCCGTGATAGCAAAAGACTACGAGGAGGCCATGCAATATGGCGAAGTGTCGCATCATTACGAACTGAGCGTCGAAGGCAACACCGCGACCGTGACCTTCGACAAGTACTATACATTTAAACTAACAAAACTATGACACTGAATCAAGCGATCAAGACGCTGAACATCGAGGGCCGCCGACTGACGGTCCCCAGCGTCCGCAAACTCACCGGAATCAAGAGTGACGCGGTTATCCGGGCCGCGCTGGACAAATTCAAGGCCGATTTGAGGCGCAAAGAGAAAGAAGCGGAGGAGAAGTCCCAGATGGATGTGAAATACGCTGAAATCGTCGTAAGATGGCGAAAAAACCGCACATGGGGATCGACCTGCACCGCCGAGGCAAAGGTAGAGACCAAGAACGGAGAGTGGCACTACTTCACCTCCCCCGTCGTGAGCGGTTGCGGGTATGACAAGCATTCGCAGGCCCTCTCCTATGTCTTCAATGCCTTCTTCAAGGGCATGATCTGGCGACTGACCCCGGCCAAAGTCCGGCGGCGGGCGGAGAAGATGGGGCGGTACTACACGCCGCGCGGTAATGGCAAGTGGGTAGGCATTCCGGTTGCCTTCTGCATCGGCGACTATGGCCGCTACTGGCAGGGAGGCGTAGGCACGGGGCCCTATATGCAGGCCGTGGAGTTTTTGGGCGGCAAGATGACGCAGACCCACTGCTCCGAAGACATCGACATCTGGAACATTCAATTTTAAAAAATATGCTGACAATTTTAATCTATGCCGTCGCGTTCCTGACCTTCGGGTCGGAACTCTTCGGCAACTACGACGGAAAATCGTGAAAAAAGGGGAACTCTATCAGCACACTGCGTCGGGAACTATCCTCAAGGTGTGCGACATTGTAGAATATGCGCCCGCGTGTTTCGAAGTTCGTTTGAAGCCGATAGGCAATTTTGGAATCATCCGAGGTTGGACTTTGGTGGACGGTTACTATTACCCGACATCACTCAAATATTTCGAAGAATACATAGCGGAGGGCAAATTTAAACAACTATGAAAATCGGAGACATTTATATCCACACCATGACCAATACCCGGCTCCGGGTCGAAGAGATCGTGGAGAAGTGGAAAGGGTATTTTGCGGCGTATTTGAGACCAGAGGACCCGGCAAGTAAAAGCATGAGCGGGTATTTTGATGATAATGGGAGATACCCCTTCCCGGTGAAATACATCGAGGAGGAAGCCACGAAAGAAAACGGAACGTTTAAACGAGGATAGCCATGAAGATAGGAGACAGATATATGTACCTACCCGACGAGGTAGTGATGCGGGTAAACGAGATCGAAGACGACACGGTATTTCTGATCCCTACCCACAACGTCCGGCTTCGGTTTTTACGGAGCGGAAAGAAGGGCTACCCGTTCAGAATCGACCATGTAGAGAACGAATCAGGACCATTCAAAAAACTGAAACAATGAAATTCAACGGAGAAATCATGCACTTCCATCCCAGCAGTAACGACCGCCTGCTGGGGTTCAACCAGTCCGGAGAACTTTGGGCCGTGGTTGGAAAAATCGAGTTCAGCAACACCCGGCCGCTGGAGGGATACGTCCGGGTATACGGCGATGATGAATGCAAAATTACCACCATCGGAGAGAACGAGGTCGGAACGATCAAGGTACGAAAAGTATTCCCGGTACAGAAATCCATCATCGAGACCATTGTGAGCAAGCGTAAGTTTATCGCTTACTACAACGACCCCCAGTTTCGGGATAATGTAAAGTACGAGTTCAAACTCTCGAATCCGTGCGAAGACCCGATGATGCGCAGGTACATCGAGACCCACATCGACGAACTGATCTACATGTTGCCCGGAGGCGGCATTACCTTCATGTATAACCCTGATGATAACCGGACGGTCGGTTACATCACAAGAATCGAGTAAATTATGACAACGTTTTTAAACTACATCAACAACAACGAACTGCTGAGCCGCCGATTTGTAGCGAAGTGGTGGAACGCAGACTCAATGTCCTTCGGAGAGTACAAATTCGCTTTGAACGACGAAGTGAGCGACAGCAACGATTATGAGTTCAAATATGCGCTGGCCGACGAGATGGATGCGATCATCAGGTTGAATGTTAACGACGCGCACTTCATGTCCTTCAACCGGAACGATGACCGACACAAGGGCGTCGTCGTAAGGGTGTCGTAAAAATAAGGGAGTTTTAACTTGCAAATTAAAAATTAAACATTTATCTTTGCATCATGGAAGGAGATTTAAAATTCACAATAGGTAAGGGCTTCGGCCAGATGCTCCAGCGCATAGCATGGGAGAGGTTGACGGAGAAACTCAGTCCGATGGCGGCCGTCGAAATTATCACCCAATCATTGCCGGGGTGCACTGAGGGTATGGCTGTCGATATTTTGGACGGCAAGATCATCCTCGGCGAAGACGAGGCGACGCAGGAAGTTCTGGGGACACCCGGAGCCGGAGGAAAATTCAACGACTGGATCAGAGAACAGCGCATCCATCTGGAGGAGGAAGCGAAGGAGTGGGTGAAAAGCCTTGAGGGTATTCGGCAGGAGATCGCGGACGCTGGCGGCAAGTTTGAGTTCACGGTGCGATACCCGGAACTTGTCAGCTACATTTCCGGATGCGAGGACGCGGGACTTCTCGACAATCCGCATTCCGGCACGGTCGAACAGATCAAGGGAGTGGTGAAAGGAGCGAACGGCTTCTTTGTAAGGGTTGGCGAAGTGTACGAGGTTATCGTATGGATGTGCGATGCGCTGAACACGTCCCGAGTGCTCTTTTCCGATTCCGTTCTTCGTGTACGAGCGATCCTCGATTCCCTCGCGTGCTCCGATCCCGAAGTAGAGGCTTCCATCCGGAAGCAGGACTTCCAGAAGCAACGGCTGTCGGAGTACATGGAGTACGAGGCGAAGATAGAAGAGTACCACAAAACCGAGCTGAAGCCCGTGGAGATCACAGAGGGGTACGACGCCGGGTGGCTGTCGCCCGATGGTGAGTTCTATGGCCTCAACGGGGGCGTCGGGAACTTGCTTCACCTCAACATCGCCGAACGGTTGTTGGCCTCGAAAAAGATTCCGGTAAAAGAGATGCGGAATCCGGATCGCTGGCTGGAAGAGAATGGCTGGGTGAAGGTCCACCATGACTGGATTCTGTTCTCGGGATCGTTCTACGGAAAAACTCTCACCGAAGCCCAGATCGACAAACTCTATCGTTACGGGCAGGTATGTCATCGGGGCGTATTACGCCTCGGAGTATCACAAGTACAAATAACCGCGGCACGGCTCCGCGAAACTGAGCCGCTAATGCTTAATAAGTTAATGGCATGAAACGATTTTTAGGAAAGCGAATCATGGTGAACGAGCGCTCGACCCCATATTCAGGCGAATTGATTTCTGTCGGGCCTGCAAATATAGTACTGAGATGCAATTCAATGTACGGTATTCAGGACCTAAAGTTCAGGCGAGACGAGATCAGCGTCGTATGCGTAGAACTCGGGTATGACCTCAACAAAAAATGGTATGTATGCAGAGGCGACAAGTCTTTTGCAGTACACCGGGGAGATAAAGGCTACGAAGTAACGATAACAGAAGGGGCATGGGATTCTCCCTACAAGAAAAAGTTTCCCAAATACATTAAAAATATCTTAGACGATGAAATTCGAGAGAAGACTTCACAATGGTAAATGGGCCGCCTACGTCCGGGTGCTGGGTATCTGGTGGTTCATCAGAGATTTCGACAACGCGAAAAAGGCTGGCTATTTCGTCAGCATCGCAATGGGCCAGAACATTCTTCGGCCACGCAAAGAGAAAAAAAGTACCACCCCCCCCGCCGCACCCTCGGTTATGGGCTCGCATGAGTTTGAGGGAGACTCCGGCCACGGTCCGTATCGCGTCGGCTCCGACATCCTCGTAACGGCCATTCAGAACCCCTTCGACGATACGAAGAAGTGGCCGATGGCGAAACTCCCGAACGGGAATATCGCTCGTATCACTTGCATGCCGGAGGGTCGTGTCTACATCCCCTACGGCTCCAAGTGTCAGGCCCGTGTTACGGGTATCACCAGTCAGGCCGCATCGGTGGCTATACTCAAAATCATTGAATAACATGAACAAGAACTTCGACTGGCTTGCTCCGGCTCGCTGGGATCACAAGAACATGAATTTCGTTGAGGCCATGCTCGGCGACTACTTTGACGAGGAGAAGTGGGCGGAGATGTGGAATGAAATAGAGGAGGCGAAAAAAGCCTTCGAGAAGAAAAACAACCGCATCGCGCTTATGACCGAAGCCTCCGAGATCATTCTGGGCGTTTTGGAGAAGAACATCGGAGTGAAGCCGAACCGCCGAGATCAACTACTCATTATCATCGGAATCGAACTCGGAATGCAACACCAGAAGATCAACGGCCTCAAGATCGCCGCGATGGAGGCCGCAACCAGAGATAAGGATGGAACTGCTTGCCAACAACAACGTCGTCGCGCGAAAGGATCACGTCTGTAATTTCTGCTCCGGAAAGATCAAAAAGGGGGAGAAATACAACATCCAGACCATCAAGGATAACGGTGAGATATACACATGGAAGGCACACCTCACATGCCTGATGGTTGCCCGGGATGCCGATTATGACGACGGTCTTACAGAAGACGATTTTCGGCGCATTGTGATGGAGGATTACGCCCGGCAAGGGAAATGCCTCGGTTGCCCCCACAAAGACGACAAATGCGCCGAAATGCAGTCGTTCGAGGAGTGCCTTCCCTATGTTGTAAACCATATTTATAGCACATGAAAAAGTATTGCATCTACACTCGCGTGAGCACCGAAGAGCAGGGGCGTTCGGGCCTCGGTCTGGAAGCCCAACTCGATCAGTGCCGCGAATATATTGCCCGCACACACGGGCAGAATATCGGCGAGTTCCGTGACATTCGCAGTGGAAAGGATCGGAACCGACCGGGCCTTCGTCGCGCGATGGAATTAGCCGCGCGTGAAGGTGCAACTTTGATCGTCGCCAAACTGGATCGACTCTCCCGTGATGCGGAGTACGCGCTGTATTTGCGCAATACGGGGGTCGATCTGCTGGCGATAGACTACCCCGAGGCGACAACGATCACCTTTTGCCTCGCTATCGGCTTGGCTCAAACAGAGCGCGAACTTATCTCGGGCCGAACAAAGTCGGCACTCGGCGTCCGGAAGAAGCAACTCAAGGAGCAGGGCTTCTTTATTTCCAAGGCCGGGCGCCAGGTAACGAGGCTCGGGAATCCGCGACCCCAGCGCGGGCCGATGTCTCCGGATCAACTGGCTCGCCGGATGGAGCGGATCGCAGAGAACCGAGTCGTGGACCCGCGCATGGTCGAAGCAAAGAAGTACGCCCTCGCATTACAGCGCAAGGGCTGGTCGCTGGCCGAGATCGCCGACCACTTCAACGAGGTGGAAATCGAACGGCCTCGCGGCGGAAAGTGGCACAAAATTGCAGTCAAACGAGTATTAGAATACAACGATGCAGAGTAAATTCAAGATCGGCCAGACGGTGTTCTGGACCAAGAACAAGCACTGGTATGTAGTCGAGGCGAACATCAGTCCGGCTTTCGTGGCACTGGAAGGCTACCCGAACCCGGTCCCGGTTGCGGAGATTAAGACCGAAGAGGAACTGAACGATACTAAGGAGTGGGCGAACGACGGGTACGACTTCCGAATCGGAACGGCTATCCTGCTGGCGGGCGTTATCGCTCATTACGGGCTCAAAACGGCCAAAGATAATCTCGGTGGTGTTGTAGACATCGCTAAAACGATAGGAGAGCTATGAAAAATCGAATCGAAGTAAGAAATCATTAAAAAAGCAAAGGTCATGAACGTGTACTACAAAGTGAAACCCAGCTCTCCGACGTGGAAGCGGGTACTTGAGTTCGAAGAAAAGCGGGATCGCGTCTTCGAAATCCAGAAAAAAGTGCTGACTAAGCTCGGCATCGCCGCCTACAAACGTTTTGGCGGGGTATTTTACAGCATGAATGTCCTCCCGGTAACGTTTACTTCGGAGGAAGCGAAGGTCGGATGGAAAAAGGTCCGGGGCGAGAACCACTACAAACTCGACACCAAGAGCCCCGAGTACAAGCGCATCAAGAGCGAACTCGAAACGATACCGACGGTGTACAAACACGAGCTATCCTCGGCTCTGGGTATCGAAACGAAGATATTCACCCCCGGTTTTGCTCACGATAACAAGGCCAAGGAGATGGTCGTGTGCGTTGACTTCGGCTGGATCGACGACCTGACCGACTTCGAAGAGATTCTTGCGTCTGAGTTCAAAAGAGTCAGCGACAATGTGCAGTAAGAAATTCGGCATACGGCCGGAGGAGGTAGTGCCCGGCGCGGACGTTTACTACTACCACTACATCTCCGACGTTGATCATAGCGAACCAGTCAAGACCAAGTTCCGCGGTATGCCGTGGCAACTCGGCTCTGGCGACTGGGTTGTTCGCGTGGAAAACGTCGTCGGTGGAGTTTCTCTCGATCACTTATCATTCAATCGCTATGTATAATCTCGAATACGACCGGGTGAACGACTTGTTCGCCGAATGCGCCTACCCTATCGGCGAGAAGCCGAAGGGTCCGGACATCATCGTGGATTCCATCAGCGGGGTCCAGTTCATCTACCGCAAGAAGTTCCAGAAACATCTTCCTGAGATCGGGAAGATGATCGACGACCTCCCCGACGAGTTCTTCGATCTATCCGGGCCGTTCTCGCTCCTCGCAACGCGCCGCGACGGTACGATGTGGACCGGAGAGCCGATGGTCATGGAGAAGTTCCTGATCTTGGCTATGGCCGCTGGTCTGGCGAAGTTCACACTTCCGCGCTCGGCATGGAAATTCCTACCGAATCAACTCCCCTACATCCACTTCGACCGCTATGAGGCTGGAGGAAAATGAGAAGGTGATCTGCCTTGACCGGGCCGTCCAGATCGAGTGCGACCTCCGGATGTCGGATGTACGCGATAAGCGCCGAACGACCGAGCGGTTCTTCGCGCGATACGCTATCATCCAGATACTCCAAGAGATCGTTCCGGGCATCAAGGACGAGCAGATAGGGGCGTACATCAACCGAACGAGGTGCGCGGTCATCAACGCGAGGAAGACCCGTAGCGCGATGATCGAGACCGATCCGGCGTACCGAGAACTGGAAGACCGGATAAGAGAGCGTTTAAACGAGCTACTTGGGGGCATGATGATCCAGAAGGTCCGCATGTACGGAGTTCTGCGGCCCGACGGACAGATCGACCCGAGTACGCTCAAATACGAAGATTATGTGGGCTCTACGCCCGTTCAAGTTATCATCAAACATGCAATTCGATGAACTTTGGCTCTCTTTGCTTATCATAATGGGAGCCCTGATATACTACTGCATGGGTAAAATAGAGGCCCTTGAAGAAAAACTCTATCAACTTAAAAATCAAAACGAAAATGCAGAAAAGCGAATTGATGGCGAAGATCGCCGAAGAGACGGGCATCACCAAGACCGTCGTGAACAAGGTGTGTGAGGCGTTCATGGACAAGATCGTCGAGACCCTCAAGAACGGGGAGAAAGTCTCCCTCAAGGGCTTCGGAACGTTCAGCGTGAAGGCATGCCCCGCGCGTCAGGGCTACGACATGAGCCGCGGAAAGGCTGTCACGATCCCGGCTCAGAACCGAGTCTCTTTCAAGTTCTCGCCTGCGGTGAAGGACGCTGTGAAGTAGAACAACGGGAGGGGCCTTCGGGTCCCTCCTTCATTTAAAACCAAAGACTATGAAAAACAATGAGATATTTGACTACCTCGAAAGTATTAGCGGGACGAGGATTTGGAAGCTGGTCTGGATTGCAGGTGATCCGCACAGAGAAGACGTAGAGGAGATAATCGACTCCATGCTGGATGACGGGAGTTTCGAGGGTAATTTCCCTGACATCCCCATCGACGCAACCAAACACTGCACCCAGTTTGGTGATCTGGAGCAACTGCTTATGAATCACAATAAGTTTGGGTTCTTGGCTCAGGTGCATTTTCCGCTCATTAGAAACGTTCAATTCGATGATGCAGGGAACCCTAAATATTGGGAAACACGGGCTTTGTGTACGATTCGATACATATATGTCGAGACTATCGAAGAGTTGATCCCCAAAATCAGGGGGCTGTACGACGAACATTTTGAAAACCAAATCAAAAATGAAAAGCACTGACTATCTGCGGGCATTCAAAAACCGCGACCTCAACAGAGAGATCGACTACGCCCAAGCGAAGTGGAAGGAGCATGACCACCATACCTTCGGCGACTTCGCAAAGTGGTTCGAAAATCAGTCGCCGCCGGGATGCAAGCTCACGATTGAGTGTATGTGCGATCCGGAACTGGTTAAGCGTCTCGAAAACATTCCGCTGATATTGATTGATCCCATCTGGCTGGCCGCTACGGGAAAGGCCGGGGTTAATATTGTCACGATGTTTGAGTACCACAGATTCCTCTTCTACAAAGATTTGTACGCCGAAATTGGAGTGTTCGGACCTCCGTCTATCCCGTCATACGAGAGGGCGAGATTCTTGGTCGAAGCGTATGAGAGGTCTTACCTGAACGGAAGCCCTATATCGTTGGCCGCAATGTGCGATTGGCTGGACCGAAGCGCTGACCCGGAAGCAAGGGAGTTGCGCTACTTAATCATACGGGATCGTGTTTGGTACAACGACTACAAGGATGTAGATGTGGATATGATCTCGTCTCGTCGGATAGCTACTTTGAATGGTGTCGGCCCGAGTCGCACCGCCAGATTTGAACACTTTAAAGATGCCTTTTTGGAACATCGAAGCTAATCACGGGTAGCTCAACCGGAACAGCACTGTCTCTGTCGCGGGTAGAGATCAATGATTTCGGAGACTATGATACACTCTACGCTATTCTCAACCAAACGGGTGACATGGTGGCTATATTCGCCGATCATCCGGATTATGGTCCGAGTTCCAATGGCGGTGCTTATGTGGGCACAGCTCAGCTTGATAACGACTATTCTGATGCGATAATTTACGACGTATATAACGTTCATACCAATACTCGTTATCGGGGGTGCGTTAACTCAGTAGGCCAAGTAGGTTGGACTGGCGCTCATAGAGATGTGGCTAAGACAATCAGCGTTAGTGACTTTACACCCGCAGCGCTCTTTGCATCCCCGTATAATTTCCATCTCTACCCGAGCGGTACAATGATCCCCATTGAAGGGGCTCAGCAGGCAAAGCAAGGCCCATTCCCTGAAAGCATTTACGAAACGGCCGGATATATCATGGTTCAATACGGCGATAATCACTTGGATTCGGCCTTACGACAAGTTATGGTCGTCCTCCATGAAGTCGGTACTATCGCAGGACAACCCGGACGAATGGCTTATGCTACTATCAGTAAGGACGGATTGAATCCCCGTTGGCAAATCATAGGTGATAGTCGGTGGCTTTGGACGGGTGATAGGGCACTTACGGCCAATACCACGGCCTCATTGCCGCTAACGGACTACACCAGATGCACCGGAGACCGACTGGAAATCTACTACGCCTATCTTGGCGGCGGTACTGATGGTCATATCATGGGATTTAACAACGCCGTATCGGTGCTGTACAATCCTGCTGAAACGCTGACTCAAAGTTTCTTCACCTTGGTAACGTCAGGAGACTCGGCGTCGCAGTTGGAGGCTCAGTTCGAGTTCCGAATGAGTGGTAGTAACCTTCAAATCACGGGGCGGAACCTGAAAACCGGAGGAGTCAACGTGGTGTCTCAGTTCCGAATCAAGGGAGTCAAACTGGTTAGATAGAAGAAAGCCCCTCTTACTGAGGGGCTTTTACTGTCATCAGGGGATGCACTCGAAGATAACTTTTTCAACCGTTATCCACATATCTCCGGAATAATCCCCGGTAGCGTAGGCTGTAAATGACTTGATCTTTCCGTCAACTACATCATCGCTTGTCACCTGAATAATCGCCATTTGCTGAAAAAATTCAAGCGGGGTAGTAGATGGGTCAACGATACCTTTCATATTCTGGATATTTATAGTCCCATTGCTGGCCGAGAACGGCAGAGGGATAGTCTGTGACCATACCCAAGTCGAAGGGATCAGGAGATATTCTTCTGCCGTAGGTGCATACGAGTAGCTCCCGTAGAAGGTCACGATGGAGCCCATCGGGATGGGTTCTCGAAGCGTCAGTTCGCCCTTGTGGGAGGCATTAAAACCGTCGAACATGAACTCGTCGTCGAATACTACTTTTGGCCCGTTTGTTCCGGTTGAGCTACCCGTGATTTGTTACAGGGCATTTTACTCCGAAGCGGGGATTCCCGTTTCGGCTATAATATCGTGATCGGAATACCGATAACGAATGATAGTAAAAAGGGACCCAAACGAGTCCCTTTCGCTATCGCATCATGTGGTTGTAGAGCCAGTATTGTCCATCCCATAGAAACAGTGCGGCGTCTCCCAAACCTTCTCCAACGCTTGTTTCTAATGAAGCAGAACCTCTTAATATCCGTGCCCCATTTCCATTCACCTTAACATTGGCCGAATTATTGCGGCGCACGATAACAAAATTGCCCTCGGCTCCTCCCGGCACGACCGCTGGTAATGTTATCGTTATTTCCGATGTATTATAACACGACACATACATCACGCTATGATCTATGGTCGTAGAGGCGCTAATCCTTAGTGTTTTGTAGGCCAAACCTGAAACGTACCCATTCTCGATGCGTATTGCTTCGTTTTGTTGACCTCCTCTTACATCTATAAGAAGCCCGATGTTATATCCAAACATATTGTCATCCCTCCAACTCTCAAATCGAGCCATGCAGGTTGCACCCGTCGTTGCGGAGAACACGTTGGTTCCCATGAAAACGTTTACATCTACGATAGGGTTGGATGATTTTTCCGAGAACTTGATAAACGAATCATACAACGACATCCCGTTGGTGGGATTAGGGTCATTTAGATCGGATATACTTCCTATACGCCCACTCCCTATTTGGAATCCGCCTATCGAGCCGCTTTCGGCTACTATTTCTCCTTTAATTTCAGCCTCACTGGATATTAACTTGCCTCCCTCCAGAATCTTCGTCGGCGCATCGTACCGCTCCGAGAACGGCTTTCCAGCCCAGAACCGAATCTGACCCTCGCTGGCCGCCACACCAGAGGGCACGGCGGCATCATCCGCCGTCATGCCGACCAGTACGCTCTCAACCTTGGTCTCCGATCCCACACCGATGTACCCCTGAGCGATGAAGCTGCCTTGGAAATATGCCTCCTCTGCCGCGGCCCGGATCACGTCTCCAACGAAGGATAGCTCGTTCTTGCCGTCGGCGAGAGACTCGTACTTGAGGTACTTGGTGCGGTCCCGGTTGCCGACGTAGAGGTTGCCGAAGACCTCGGCCCACGTCTTGCCTTCGATCCGGCCGAGGTTGATGCTGTCCTTGGCTGTAAGGTTGTAGCCAGTGATGTCATCGAGCCATGTCATCAGAGCACCGCCTTCTCGGGAAACATCTATGACTATGGCCGACTGCCGCGATGTATCGGTCGGATTTCCGAGTTGAACCACATTGTCTCCGGCATGCGGCTCGTCGCTATTGGTGGCCGCGTCGGTCTTAGAAAGGTCGATATAGTTGATACCTATGCCGACAACCTTGCGCCAGTAGAAGACGTTCTCCAGCGTCGATTCGTCGATGTCACCGATCATCTGGGAATAGGCTTGGTCGCCGACAGCGAACTCATTCGTCTGCTTTCCGTCGGTCTGCTCCAGATAGCATCGCCATGCCTCTCCGATGTCCTCAACTTCCGAAATAGTTCCGGAGGCACTGGTCAACACCTGCTTGCCGCCTATCGCTGTTATCTGATTGATAACGATTTCGTTCACGTTCATCTTGCGACGAACGAAGAGGTGATCTACCTCGAATACAGAGCTACCGTCCGGGTCCTTGTACATCCCCCACCCAGATCCCCCGAAGCCTCCTTGCCGGAAGTTGTCGCTCATGGTCGTGTCGGCGAATGTAACCTCGGCCGTAAAGTGCGTCGGAGAGTACGAGCGGGCCGCAATTCCATCCTTGCGCAGAAACAGCGTTTCGAACGTTTTGGCGGCCTCAGTAACGATTTGGGAGGATGACATGATGTTGGAGCTAAGGCGCCGAATTTCGCCTTGTATGGCCGACGTAGAGGTCTTACTCGCTACCATCTCCTCCGACACCGTGATAGTCCATTCGGGGAGGAGTTTGCCCTCCTTATAGGCAATGGTCAGGTTATTGATATACAGCACCAGATCGGTCTCGCCGATAAGTTGGTTGTTGTGTAATCGTATCTTCGTTCCCGGCCGGAGCTTCTCGCGCTCTTCAAAACTTTCGCAGAATATCGCGCTCGGCTTGGCGGAGAAGGTTGGATTCTCGTCATCGACGCGATCCAGTTCCACTTCGAGGTAGTCCTGCAACTTATTCTCGGCCCACAACACATACTGATGGGGCATTTCGATGTTGATAAGGAAGAAGTGGTCTCCCGGCTTAGCGTTCTGCTTTGTGTTGGGGAGCATGAGGCCGGAGGCGCGAAGCTCGGCGTCCGATTTGATAAGCGACAGCCGATACTTGGATTTAACCGTAATAGTATTCCCCTCCTCGTCCACCGTTTCGATCTGCTTGGAGTCGTCCTCCCAGATACACCAGTAGTCGCCAGTTTCAGGGTCTTTGGCCTCTGGGTTGCCGAGCGTCGGGTCTTTGGCGATAACAAATTCGTAGTCCTCTCCGGCCAGCAACCCGTCGGAGAACATGACTGTAGCCTCGCGCTGACCGATCTTCGGCCACCACACGTCTACGATAGAGCCAGTCTCGCCCCAAATATCCTTAATCCAGATGTCGAATACTTGACGGTATGGGCCAATTCCCTCAGCCGGAGCTACACTGAACCTCCCGGTGGTAACAGCCATGTAATAGTGCTGATTGCTTCCGGGATTCTTGGTGCATTTAAACGATACGGCAGTTCGAACGTGGTATTTACCCATAGGCAACTGTACTTCGAACTTGCTTTTGCCTTCATTCTGCACTTCTCCTCTTGCGTCAGTATACTCCATGTCAGTCAGCGCATTCAGCGCTTTTGTGAATACAACCTGACCGGATTCAGAGAGGACGTACACATTGAGTTCGGCATAGTCCAAGTGATCGCTGTCGAACCATTTGGTATATCGTTCGACACCTCGGGGTATAGTGCTCGTCTCTTTTCCGTATATGCTGAATGTAAGGGTAGGAAGCGTTGCCTTAACTTCCATCTCTTCACTGGTTACGGACTGGGTGAATAGCTTGTCATACACTACTGGGCCCCGCCGCGTGTCCATTCCCGGAAAATCAACTTTTATTTCCGTAGATTTATAGGCAAATTCGCCTTCTTCTTCGGCTTCCGCGTAGTTATCATTCGTCACCTCCTCGACCGCAATCACCTCGTCGGCCCGGCCAAGTGTGCCAAGCCATACATTCTGGATCGAAGGGTAAATCTCCTCGTTGTCTTCGAGCACCCCGACCCGAACGCCCCACTTCTCCTGCATCGGAGAGTCGGCATAGTCGGACGGGTACATCTGTCGCCCGGCCTTCATGTCGGAGTAGCCGAGCATGTAGTACGGGTTGTTGCCTTCGGCCGGGTCCTTTCCGGCCGTAGCGTCATTCCAGCCTCGAACGTAGTCGCGGTACGACTTCGGCATGAGGTTGGAGTAGTAGGAGAGCTCGGTGATCGCGTTCGCGTCGGGGTCTCCGACGAAGGCTCCGGCCGCACCCTTAAAGTAGCGGTAGGGTAGATTGCGGGTCGAGCCGCGACCGATTAGCCGGGTGTAGATGTCCGTCTGGTCATTCACGCGCTGGATCGAAACCAGTCCGGTTCCGTCTGCGTTCGCTTCGTCCATAGGTACGTCGCCATAGTCGAAGATGTGCTCGATTTCCGGCGCCGGGAAGCCGATCTTAATGCTGATCTGGCCGTTGTCTTCTTCGATGCTCCATCGGACGCTGTATAGCTCGTATAGCTGGGTCAGAACGTCCCATATCGTCGTCTTGTCAACGCTTACGGTAGCCCGGAACGGATTTATCTCCATATCCGGGTTTAAAACAACCTTCCATCGAGCTCCGTAGTAGTAAGTAAGGTTATCGCTCAGCCGACCGACAAACTCCGTCAAATCGGCTAAAAATGCGAATTTCATTCCAATGGTCTGGAGCGTACCGTCGGTGAGCTTGATTATGTTCGAGAACGGGTAGAACTTGAGGTCCTCCCGCTCCGAAACGAAGGTGAGCGTGTACTTGTACCGAAGCGACTTGAGGTCCTTGATACCCGGCGGCGCATAGCTCTTGAGGTGGTATGTCTCGCCGTTGTATTGTACGGTCCAGTTCAGGTTGAACCCCGGCTCCTCCTCGGGACCGAAGTAGACATCCATCGTGATGACCGACTCCCCCATGTCAACTTCGTTGACAGTGAAGTTGGTTATCTCGATCTCATTCGCCAAAAGATTAAAGGTGATGGCCTTGTTGTTGTAGAGCATCACCTTGTTATCGTAGACGAGCAGGGCGGGTACCAGCGACTTGATTACCATGCTATATGATTATTTTAGGGTTTCCTTTCGCCGCCAGATCATACCCGCCGACCGAAGCATCCAGCGGCGGGAGGATGCCATTCGCTTCGGGAAGCTGGGGCGCCGAGTCGAGCCACTGGACAACGGAACCTTCTGCGGTAGGTATTAGGTTTTTGGGGAGGTACTCGGCGATGCAGCCGAGCGTTCGTAACGACACAGGTTGAATTTCGACCCATGAATTTGCATCGGCATTTGGTACAGTTACACTAAAACCAGAG